CCAGGCCGTGGCTGATGTCTTCTTGTATTCGATGGCATATGTTTTTGTATTCTTATCCCCGACCGCCGAAATGCTGAATTTCACAGCAGCATTGATGTATGTGCCTTCATAGTTTTCCGTTCCATCTGCCAGGCATCGGAAGCCCTGGAAGCTGGTGATCTTCGGCGCAGTGTAGGCGATGACCGTGATGCTTTTAGTTGTGGTTGCAGTCCTTCCCCGGCTGTCTGTCACAGTCACTGTGACATTGGATGTGCCGCTTTTGGTAAGGAAGCCCGATGTAAACGCAGCAGACGAAAAATTTGCCCCCTGTACGGTGGTTTTGTAGGCTTTTATAGTAGACGAATAAGCACCAGCCGCCGTTACCTTACAGGCGATTTTTGACTTGTTCTGAACATATCCGCCGAACTGTGCTGCAAGGCCGGAAACGGCTTCCGTCAGGCTTACTGCGCTGATGGTTGGCACCACCGATGCCGGAACCGTAATCTTGAAGCTTTTGCTGACGGCGGATCCGATCTTCGTGCTGCCGGAATAGGTTGTGACAGTCACCTTCGCTGTTCCGCTTGTTGAATTCGGTATCGCATTCAGCCAGCTTTGCGGAATAGCATAGCTGGTAGAAGTTCCAACGCCTGTTGTGGTTTTGGAATAGCTGCCAAAGCTGAAAACAACCGTATGCGTGAAGCTGGAAGCCGCCCTGGTGATGTTCACCGTGACAGCGTTGGTTCCATTCACGCTGACCGAAGATGTCACGCTGCTGATCTTTGATGCCCTGGCGATGGTGTTGAAGGTTCCATTGCCGGATGCAGTCACATTGCCGTAATAGGTGCCGGATAGCGTGACATTGATTCCGCAGGTCGCAGAGAAGGCACAAGTCTTTGTTCCATCAGAATTGTGTGGAATCGTGACCGTCTTCGTGTATAGTGTTTTGGTCTGGTTGCCAGATAAAGCAGCTGTGAAGCTGAAGGTGTACTTTGTGCCGTTGATGGTCAGACTGCCGGACTTGCTTGCACTTGAATTGATCGTATAAGAAGATCCTGTGGAAACAAGCTGCACCTTGGCTGTCACTGTGGAAGTATTGTTCGCCACAGACTGCGAACCCACATTCCACACAATCTGGATCCGATATCCTGTGCGGATGGCCTGTTGAATGGTGCCTGAAGTTGCCATTGTCTTTGCCCCCTATTCAAAAATAGAAGCCAAAAACGGCCTATCATCCTTACTGCGTTTTCTTGAAAGACAGGTTCCCATTTGCCCTTGGCATGAAGGCGAAATTGCCCAGCTGCAAACTGTGCAGGATCTCCGCATCTGTGACATACAGTTTCCGATTGCTGAAGTAGGCCACTTCTGCACCGTCCTGAAGGAAGCTGATCCGGTCATTGCTGATCTTTAGTTCCAATTCGTTTCCGACTTCGCCCAGCAGGATCTGGCCATCCACAAAACGGATATATTTTTTGATTTCCTCAAATTCAGCATCGGCACCTGCGGCCACACCTTTAAGATCAGCGCTGAATTGCGTGAATTGAATTTCAACGCTGTTCTTTGTCTGCTCGATCTCTGTGCTAACAGAAGAAATCAAGGCATCTGTGTCTTCCTTCAGATAGTAGCTTTCAGCCACTGTTGATTTGATGCTATCTTCAGATGCCTGAATGGATGCAAGCAGGTTCTGTTCCACATTGTAGACCGCCGAATTTGCCGCCTGTGCGTTTTTCTCCACAGTCTGAAGGATTTCACCTTGATCATAGGAAATGCCCTTCACAGCTTCACTGAATCCCTTCACCGTTGCACCAAGGGAAAGCTTATTCGCTGCCGGATCCAGCAGCTTCAGTGATAGCTTTGTTACCCGGAATCGCTGATCAATGCCGTGTGGATCGCTGGTCACTTGTACCTGTGTTCCCAGGTGGAAAGAAGTGAAATCCTTGTTCACTGTGGCCAGATCCGCAGCGGTCAGTTCAATAGATTCCCACTGGTTGACAACGCCGGCAAGATGTGCCTGTCCCTTTGTTTTAAGGTTTTCCGGTAGCGTGACATCATCAAAAATGACTGTTTTGACAATGGTGCCAAATTGTGATATGGCATCAGCATCTTCGATGAAATCAGCGCCACCGTTCACATCTGCAATGGTCAGCCGTGTTTCAGTGTCTTTCCCTTCATCGTCCTTTTGCTTGGCACCTAACGGAATGATGACTGTGGCGATATCTGCCCCCTTACGGATCCGCTTCAGATCCAGCAGGTTCTTCCCGAAGGTGATCTTCTGCGGCGCAAGCAGGTTGATCGATGCAAGGTAATCAAGGTAATTGACACCGTTTTCATGCCGGATGACGATATATCCGCCCAGTAGGTCAATCAGTTTCTTTTCAATGATCTCCCAGGTGGTCACATAGTCAATATCAGATCTAACAATGTAGTCATTGGGATCCGTGACGGTCACATTGCCAAGCGTGAACTGCTTTGCAGCTTCCACCTGGGCATTATGATTGGTGATCAGCATGGAAAGAAAATCAGTGATGCTGCCAGTGAAATCATACGGCCTTTGAATACTGTCCAATAAAAATGACAGTTCCCCTTCACAGGAAACTGCCTTTTCATTGTGCCAGCCCACATCTTCATCCAGGACACGGCCACGGAACAGCAGATAATTGTCCTGGTAGACTGTGATGATAGATTTCAGCTTTTTGACCATCCCATAATAGGGATGATCGGGTTGGATCGTGAACACAAAGCTGCCGGTTTTGTTTTCTTCCAGTTCCACGGAAGGATTGAAGATCTTCAGGTTTTCCAGCTTGCTGTGGTACAGCAAAAGGCTATCACAATATACCCGATACATTAAAGATCACCTTCCTGCCATGTGAATGTGATATTCCCGGTGCCTGTGACGGTAACATTGTTCGTGCCTTCCGCCAGTTCCAATTCCGGCAGCGTGTAGGATCCGCTTCCCAGATCCCATACATTGCTGACATTGAAGACGATGTTCAAGCTGCCTTCCGCCTGGATCGTTACTTCTGGAACAGCCCTTTTCCGGCTGTTGACCAAGGCAATGCTTTCTGTACCATTCACCGCCCTTGTCACAACGGTTTTGGCCAGCTTATATTTGTACGGTTCACATTCTGCTTCAATGCTGACATTGCCAATGGTTTTATCATTGGTAAAGCCGGAAACCGAAAGCCGCCCCAGGTAATAGAAAAGCGGATCATCGTCAAGGATGATCCGCATCTTCTTACCATGCAGGGCATTTTTTACGGTTGAAAACAATGAAAGGAATTCCGCTTTTGGCACCACGGTTGAAAATTCAAACTTGTGTTTCACATCTTCATATTTCGGTTCACCAAAGAAGTCAGTCAGATCCAGCGCACCATCTGCGCCTTCCACATCGATCTTCATGGTTTTCACCGAAGGGCTTCCAATTTCCTTGGATTTCAGAATTAAGTGCAAGTCATTGAATGAATGGTAATCGCCAAAAGTGATCCCCTTCATCGTTATTCACCACCCTTTATTTAGTTACTTCTGTCCAGCCATAGACACCAGGTTCATAGACATTCGCCGCAATGTCAGAAGTCCAATGCTTCCCGTTGTGGCTGACCTGTGCGCCCTTGTCATAGGCATCATGTGCGCCAGTGGGCTGCACCCATCCCGGCCAGGATTCCACAGATATAACCTTCCACAGCGCCGGCACCTGCGCCGGCTGCCAATCCGCCTGGGAAGTGTGCGCCTGAATGCATTTATATAGCACACCAGCATCCCGGCGAATATCGCCAACAGCATAGGCCACGCCAACAGTCCAAGGCAGGTACAGATCCATCACTTCCATGGCTTCTTCATCGGTCAGCTTCGCCGTCAACTTGTCAATGTTGGTTCTGATTGCTTGGGCCTGCTCCAAAATATCATTCCGCATTTTCTGTCACCACCTCTGCTTCCGTTTCTTCTGCCGTTTGAACGCCCACTACATTCAGGGCTTCTTCCAGCATTACAGTTTTCGCATCGTTTGCAGCCTTCACCTGTAAGGCTTTTTCAGTGTAATAACCCATTACGACACCCCCATAATGTTAAGTGCATTACGCATATCGTTTACATAACTTTCACCAGTAAGCGATTTCCACTTAAGGTCTTTGCTGTCGTAGAGGTATGCGTTTGTTAATTGTGCTATATTGTTACTGTCACCAAGGTAGGCATTACGCAAATAGGCAGTTATCTTTGTTCCTTTGTCATCTATGAGAGGGAATGGATTATCAAACCCAAAGTCGGCCTGCAAGAATAGATTATTTTGCTGAAGTGGAGTAGATAGAGAAAACTTCTCAACAGAAGTATAAAAAGTGCCGCTACTGGAAGTGCCCCCTATAAGATAAATATCAAATCCGACAGAAGAACACCACTCTCCGTAAATTTGAATTGGAATAGTGGAATTAACAACCTCAAGCGTTTCACTTTGAGTATCGAATTTATATATTTTAGTTTTTTCTGAAAATCCACCAAACAAATAAACAATCTTTCCATCCACAGTACAACAGCCAATACCGTATGTGCTTACAGGTAATCGTTGCGTAATCTGCGTTACTTTTTGCTCAACCGTATCATAATACTGTATTGAGTTACTTCCTGCGCCACCGCTCACTCTTCCTCCAAAATAGTATATTCTTTTACCTATTGCGCAAGCGGCCAAGCCACCAACATATGGAGCAGCACCAGAGCACAGAGAAAATGTGTTCGACACAGTATCAAAACAATATATTTCAAAACTGTCATTGTTATCGGTAAACCATCCAAGCGTATATATTTTTGTTCCTACTGAAATACACCCATAAGGATTGTTCCGGGCACACATATTTTTCGGTAGCCTTATATTTAATGTTTCAATCGTGTCCGTCACTGTATCATAACAATATACATTTTTATTGTAGTTATAAGAACCTTGATAGACATTGACTGTTTCACGGCCGCCAAAAATATATATTTTTGTTCCTATTGCTGCACAAAATGTAGCACTTAACGGCATTGGCAATTTAGCTGTTTTTGTGATAAGAGAACCGCTCAAAACATTGTAACAGCTAATATTTTTAGACTGAACAGCAGTAGTAGAATTAGAATCACTACCACCAATGATATAAACGCTACTACCAACATTGGCAAATGATGGATTTACTTTTTGTTCATTTGGTATAGCAGTATAAGGCTGCGAAACGAAAATATCATCGCCATAATCTAATACAGGACTACATTCAACAGCACTCGGCTTTGTTGCCAATGGCACCCACAGTTTGCTGGTGTCGGAAGGTGGATTTGCGCCAAAATCAATATTCAGCGCAGCACCTCCACCAGATCCGCCCCTGCGACAGATAAAAGCATCGCTCATTTTCTATGCACCCCCATCTGGATATTCAGCGCAACATCCGTTTTTTCTGTTGCATACACAGTAATGCTGTTTGCCGCCGTTGTGATCCGGTAGATCTTCGCAAAGTTGCTGATCTCATTTTCCGCCGTTGCAAAGGTGCTGGAAGGAACCAGGTCAACAATCGGCTTATCGCTTGCCAGGATCCCGGAAACAGTGATGGTCTGCGTATAAGGCGCAGCGCTGCCTGTCCAGGTAGTGCCGATCTGCGCCGTGAAGAACTTGGTGACAGCGCCATCAGCGATTTTTTCTGTGGTCACTGCCTTGCTGCCGATCTTTGTGGTTGTCACAGCGCCGCTGGCCAGCTTGGAAGTGGTCACGGATCCATCTGCCATAAGGCTTGCCATGCCGAACAGCGGAACAAGGGTTTGCACATTCAGGCCATTCAGCGGCACACGGTAAAGCGGCATATCATTCAGGGCAACATGGTCATTGATGATATCGCCGGCAGTGTAGGCAGGATCAGCAGGATTGGATGCCGCCGCTGTGCCTTTGATAACAACCAGGTTGACCGCTTCAACGCCTGTGGAAGCATCCTTGGTGTACCTGGCAACGATCAGATCATTCCGCATCATGCCCTGTGCGCCATTGTCAATGGTCAGATCCACATAGCTGCCTTCAGCCAGGCGCACATGCCGGCCCTGCATCATTATGTCACCATCTGCAATGCGGATGGTGTTATTCGTCACGATTGTTGCGGCAAACTTGTTGCCACGATCCAGGACATACTGCCCGGAACCAAAGATTGCAGTGTGCAGGGATCCGGCATCAGCTGCCGTGACATGCTCCGCACCTGCATATCCTGTTATAAGGTGCATATTTGCCATAATCATTCACCCACCTTGTAGGAAATTGTGGTTTGACCTTTTTTGATGGTCACGATCTTTTTGCTGATCGCAGCAGAAACAGTGATGCCTGTGATGTTGTCGATGGCACCAACGATGTCACCCACATCATAGCTGTCGGAATTTGCATCAAAGTCAATGGACAGATCCGCCGGTTCCCACAGTTTTTGCAGCTGTTCTGTTCCGCTTTTGATCAGTTCTTCTTCAGATTCCACACTGGAATAGTCGAATACGGCTGCGTATTCATTCAGCCCTGTCGCTGTTTTCATTTGGCTGATGTTGCCGCTACTATCGGCATATAGATGGACTATCATCCTGTTTTCCAGTTCGCCGCTGCCCAGGCAGATCAGATGATTGACCGCTTTGTAATTCTTCCGCAGCTTAAATTCAACCAGATCGGAATCAAATTCGTCATCTGTGGCATAGTTGTATTTAGCTTCTGAAGAAAGCACTGCCTGGCCGTTTTTGACTTCCACACACAGCTTCAAACCTGCGCTTGAAAGCATCTTCACAAGACCAGAATATGCATCTGTATAGCGATTGAACTGATAATTGATGTTTACACCTGCAAGGGCAGAAGAAGCCATGAACAGGCTTTCAAGGCCGCATCTGTTGATTATAAAATCAATGCAGCGGTTTGCATCTCCGCTGATGACCAGATATTTGTCCACCAGGGAAGCGCCGCTGGAATCCGCCGTTTTCACCGTGACAGATGCTGTGGATCCTTCGCCGGTCTTCAGCGGAATAATCACTTTGCTGCCAAGGATCCCATGCCAGGTGCGGCCACGATAGGTGACTTCATTTGCGGCAGTGTCCACTTCAATGCTGTCCACGATCCCACCGTATTCAGTGCCTTCGATGTAAAGAAAGGATCCGTCTTCGCAGCAATGCTGATCCGCTTGGATTTGGCATTCAAAATCGTTTTCATCTTCTCCAAAGGCCAGAT